TTTAAAAATTGTTTAAAGCTTATCATTATGAACCTTCTTGCATTTTTTTCTTTTCAGCGATCATTTGCATGATACTGTTTCGATCAGTAACAACTACATTGCTATTTGAGATGTTCGTGTTAAACGGAATAAACTGCTTGCTTTTACGCTTATCACTCTTGTTTCTTGACTTCAATGCCACCGCACTTAACGCTGCATTTAAGTATTGAGCTGCTACTTCAGCATTACGAGCAGCATAGCGTGGTTCTGCTATCTCGGCAAAGGCGGTCTGGTTCTCATAGGCAGTCAATGCAAATTCATAAATGGTTTCTATCTTATCATTAATATCAATGTCCTCAGCGTCATCCTTATGGTCCTGGGCAACTACCTCAGCAGGAATCTCAGTATATTCTGCAAGATTTTGGGATTCATACTCTGCAGGTAAATTTTTTGTTGAACCTGGCGCTATATTAAACACAGTTTCTAATGGGTGTGTCAGTGTTGTCATTTTTTACTCTCCTTGGGTCTAACCGTAGTTGATTTTATCGTTTTAGCTCTTGGCTTCCTAGCTTTAATTTTTGCCGCATTACTAGGTTTTGCTCGCTTTACTTTTCCTCTATCAGGGTCTAAAGCGTAAATGTCTAATTCAGTAAGCACTTTAAATTTCATATTATTTAAAGCAGCAAAGTTTGTTGCTGCTTTCCACTTTGCTTCATTTTTTGCCACCTCCATCTTTTGTTGAACATTTTTAGCATATTTCATATCAGTTTGATGAAGTGGTTTAACCTCAATTAACCAAGTGTCGGTCGTTCCACTAGAATCGGTTATCTTAGCGATAAAATCTGGAAAGTAGCGATGTATTCTGGCATCTAACGGACTGACATATGGTATCGCAATTTCTTCAGAAGCCCAACGAGTTACGGCGTTCGAGCTATCAAAAAATTTACAACATGAGAGCTCCCAAGAGCTTCTGAATATGATATTGTTTGGATTTCCCAAATATTTTTCTGGGTGTTTTGGGACAAATCTTCCTTTTGCCATCTTAATTCTCTATTGTTATTGGATTGCTGTTAGAATTGATGACATTATAGTTGACACCAGGTCCGCTAATTGTACTAAACAGAGTATTTCTTGATGATGTCGTTGTGCTATAAATTGTATTTCTGCTTATATTTCCTAAAGCTCTATTTAAATATGGGTTTGATACTCCACTTAATGCTTGAGACGATATCGTTGATGCAATATTACCGCCTAAACTTCTTAAGCCACCAAACAGCGAGCTTAACCCCCCTCCTAATGAACCATCAAAATAAGGGTCTCCATTGCTAATATAATCATTTGTAATACCAGTGAACATATCTCTACCAGGTACAGCATATGGTGATCTCCCATATGCTTGTTCAGCATTTTCGATATAAAGAGCATCATAATCAAACCTAATTGAAGCATGGTTTGGCTCACCATTTTCATGGTGAACCTCATCGTATGAGATGTCTAAAATCTTTGGATTAACAAATACAAATGTATTTTGAGCTGAACCATGTCCAAAATATTGAATCAACCTAATTGATTTTAGCGGATTAATTTTACCACCAGCTAACACACCTCTTAGAGCACTATCTTGCCCAGCATTTGGTGCATCTGAAAAATTGAAACCACCTTCTTCTAATTGGCTAACACTTTGACTATTATTCCAAGACCTTGCGATAGGCGAATGTGACATCAAGAAAGTTCTTACAAAGTTATGAAAGGTGTCTTGAATATCATCAATCATGGTAATATCGATTGGATCGAAATCAATTGTCTTTAATACCTGTGTTTTAAAATTGTAATAATTTACAGGCTCATACTCAAAGCTAATTTTTGGTCTTCCAATTTTTTTAATGACATATTGAAAAACATCTTTACGACCTTGAACCAAATTTGAAAATTCTGGGTCAACATCAAATAGAACACGAAACATAAAGTGATGTTTCGGCTGATATTTGATTAAATCTTCAGCATAATTAGTTCCATTCCATTCGCCAGGTATATACGGGTTGGCTCCTTCATTTGAACCAGACACTCCACCAACAAAATCAGATAAAGACCGATTAGTGAATTGATCAACTGCCAACCCAAATGAATCAAACACCTGCTGCTGAGCGTTAACGCCTGCTCCACTTAAAATGCTGCCAAAATCGACTGCTGTCATAAAAAACTCCTATTTTAGTTTATTTATGCATCGTGCTTTGAATACTATAAAGGCCCAATGAAGGGCCTTTATTATCAAATTTAACCAGCTGATGTTGCTGAAAAATCTGGAGCTGAACTTTGGAAACCAGCAATAGCTTGTTTACCAGCTGAACCATTAGCGGCAGAGTTAAGAATTTGCCAAGCATGGTCATAACGAACAGTCAGTGATATTGTGACCGCTTCTGATGCTGAGTAATCAAGGTCACCGTATTCAACTGATTTAATCCAGCAACCTTCTAATTGCCAGCTTTCAGTAACCACTTCATTACCATCTAACATCTCTAAACGAGCTGAAAATTTGTAAGCTGAGGCGGTAGCCGCTGCATTCAACCAATTACCATTTGCATTATCTGAACCGATTAAACGTTGTTGTCTTTCTAATTGTTGTTGAACAACGATTGAAGCCAAGCCAGTCAAATCGTCTTCAATGGTAATCTGCAAGTCTGAGAATTGGTGTTTACCAGCAACAAACGCAACTGAGTTATAACGATGTAATTGAATTTCTTCAAACTCTAATTGCGGACGGTTAGTTGAAACAACCTGGGCGGTTAAGTTTGTGCCAGCAGTAGATAATCCTTGGAATACCAATTGAAAGCGATTTTTATGTTTGGGATGCAAAATGCCATTACCAGAACCTGGAATGCCCACTTGACTAAGAGTAGCCATATTTTTCTCCTTAAATTGTGATATAATGTTAAAAATTAGTCATAGCTATTTAGCATTAATTACCCAAATATCAATAAAAGTGAGTTTTAAAAAACTAATTTTTCAAATAAATAGAGACATTTTGTCAAGGAGAGATAATTTGGAAATTTTGAACACTGAAGAACGTTTGATGGCAGCAATCGCTGAGTATGAATACTTAAGCGAAAAACTAGGATATGTCAGAGAGAAATTTAATTATTACGCGAGGATTTTTGGTCCGCTAATGACCGACCAAATCGTAAATCAACTTGTACTCGAAAGAAATAAAGTACAAGTTGAAATTGATTTCTTAAATGATATAGCTAAAGGCTAAAAGAATTTTACTTCTCTTTCTAAGATTGCTAACAGCTTAGAATGTTCGGTACTTGGTAACCCAGCTTTAGTTCTTATTGTCTCTAATATCATTGTTTTGCTGAATTGACTTATATCTTCTTTTAGCTCTACTCCATGCTTTGCGTAAAGTTTAGGTAAAGCTTTCATAAGCACTTTTTGTTTGTGAGGATTTTGAGCTAAAGTTTTATCAACCGCACCTTTCTTAATTGCATAAAAAAGCTGCTTTAAGATTGATTTTTCATCATTAGACAATTCTACATCAGCCGGTTCTTCTGTTGCCGAAGAATCAGTTGCCTCATCATTTTCACTTGGGTGAAACTCTTTGCTTGCGCCAGCCGGAGTAGATGTTGTCTCTTGCTCACTATCAGTTGAATCAGTTTCTTTATCAGTTGTACTTGATTCTTCAGCATTAGCTTTATTAGGCTGTTTTCCATCAAGTTTATCTCGGAGTTCCTCAAAGAAATTATCTAACATTGTATGAATTGCAAGATGATGACTTGACCCGTAAGCTTTAGTCAAATAACCACTTAAAAAATCCTGTAATTCAGTCAGGTCACGAGGTTTACCTGCTTTAACCCAAGCTCTTTCAATCTTATCATACGTAATGATGCTAGAAAAATTGTTGGTATCACCTTTTTTAGCTTGCCAACTTTTAACTTTGTCTTTAAGCTTTCCAAAGAAGTCCGTGATAAAGTTTTCATTTAATTCAATTGATTCTGAAATTGAACCAGTCATTCCTTTAACCTTTTCAGCAACCTGTTCAAAGGTTAATTCCATAATGTCTTGCACATCACCTGCGTAATAGACACCATTTTTCCAAACAAAGAACTTATTATCAGAACGTTCTGCTTTCTTTCTAGCTGCTTCCCACGTTTTATCACCTGACTGATAGGCAAAGATTGATGAAATAACGACTTTATCTTTTACTTTTTCAGTTGCAATAGCAATTTTCTTAGAATACTTATGAATTGCTTTTGCTAATTGTGTGTTATCTTCAAATGCTTCTTTTATTGTTGATTTAGCGTGTACTTCATCAAAAGTTGTCAAAGTATCAGACAATTGACCTTCAGCTTCGGTAAATAAAAGCTCAATTAAACCATTTAAACCAGATTCATCATTTAATAATTTTCTTGTTTGATTAGTAATGGCAGGAATAACAATCTTTCTTACTGCATTTGTCGATGTCGTAGAAGCTACTAAACCACCAATGAGCTGAGTTGTAAACTTTTGAGCAAACGGGTGAAGTTTTCCAGCTTTATAAAGAGTGTCTATTGTTTTAAGAGCCATATTTTGCTGTTCTTGTGGCAAATTAGCTTTTTCAATCTTACTATCGGCTTCAACTTTAACTTTATCATAATTTTTAACTGGTCCAACTTTAGCTTTGTCTTTTAAATCGAATAAAGTCTTTAACTTGCGCTTAATTGCTTCAATGCCACGACCCCAAAAAGTTTTATTTGAAACGCGGGCATCATCACTATTTAAATAACTTTCAATATCTTGAAATAACTGGTCAATCTGCTTATAACTTAATTGAATATCTTCAGTTAATATGCTAATAGCTTGGAGCTCAATTGCAAAGTCGCTGAGAGCTTCAACTAAATCAGTTGGCAGCTCAATGTCTTCAAATACAATGATTGGTTGTTGAACGGTTGGGGCGAAAGATACGCCAGTGATTTGTCTTAATTGATTCAGTTCCATGTAATATTCTTCAATAGAGTTAAGCTTGGATGAAGATATTTATAATGAAGCGAATTGTTTCAAGCCATTTTTAAAAAGGTCTAATTGACATTTACCAACATTACGTCCACATATTAAATGATCGTTGCTCTTTGCAGATCGACACTTGCTTTAGATGAAGTCTTTTTGAGAAGAAAGGTACCTTCGATTCGAAGAAAACCTAATGACCAGCCTTTAGGAGGGTTAAGTACTGCTTTATCTCATCTTTATTTGTCAACATTATAAGTTTGTGTATTCTTTAAGACCGTTTTTTAATAAGAAAGTTTGAAGCTGTGAAATGTTTTTATCTCTATTCGCATTAATAACATCAAGTGCACTAAATGCATCTGTAGAGCCAGCAATGCCAAGAGTATGAAATGCTGGTCGATGACCAGACGAGTCTTTTAATTTACACCAAGTAAGAGTATGTTTAATAAATGATTCGAATGCTGGTTCATTGCTAAACGTAACTGATTTATTGATGCAAGTAAAACCTTTTATAATATCCATTGTAGCTAATTGTATTAAATTTGCAGTAAAATAAACACTGTCAACCATGGCAATTGATGCGCCAAACTCTTCAAGGTGATTGCAGTTAAATGATATGCTGTTAATTGGAGTTTTAATTTGGACAGGCTTTAATGATTTCAACTTTGGCGCATTGATTAGTACCGTGGTGATTTTATCTAAGTGTTGAGGGAAACCAGTCAAATCTGTAATATTGCCACCAATATAAAAATCGCGACATCTATGAAAAGGGAAAGGTAAACCTTTCCCACCACCTGGAATGTCTACAAAATAATTATCATTGAGCATTAAAGTTATAGATTGCTTTATGTCATATGAGCCATCTTCATTTCGAATAAAAGTAGAATGGAAACCATCTTCATGTAAATTTCTATCAATGACAAATTTAGCAACTTCTTCTTCAGTTTTTAAATGCCAAGGCGCTGAATTAACTGGCATTTTATTTTCTACAAGAAATTGCTTAAAGCTTTGCATATTCTTTAAATCCATTTTT